AATGAGGTTTGCTTCACGTTCGATGTGAAACATAAGACCTTTAAACTTCTCAACAGACCAACGACCATTCGCGTCAACGTCAAGATCGAAGGTACCAGCAGTAGTTGTACCAGTAGCAGAACCTTGCATGGCACTAACGTTAATAGTACGAACAACTTCACGGTTGATTTCAGCAAGAATCTCAGTAGAGAGAATGTTGCTTAACTCAGCCTCTGCGTCCAGACCGTGTACTGCTTTCAAGTCTTGAGCAAGTTCGAGCGAGTAATCCGCTTTCAGTGCGCGAGTTTTAGCAGTTACAGTTACTTTGTCGATGCTAAATGCCATCTCACCGAACGCAACATTGCCAGTAGTACCGAGTGCTTCTGCTTGAGCAGTAGACATACCTGCTGCATAGTTGTACGAGTTGTCACTAGGTGAATCAAGTGCTGCTGATGGTGTAGTACCTTGATTCTCACCACCGGGGACATCTGTAGCTGAAGGAACAGTTGAGTGACCGGTATCAGCTTCGCCGAAGAATGCTTCAGGGGTGCCAGCACTATCTGCTGGACCATTATAACGACTCTTCATTGCGAAGATAAGACCAGTAGGTCCAGTCATTGGTTGAACACCACATACGTCATATGCCATAAGATTAGGCATAGCGCGGCGAACGAGTGAGATCAATACAGGATCGAATCCTGCGATATTGCCAGCAGTAGCTCCCATACCAGCACCAACAATGTTGGTAGGAACAGCGTCTTCTGTCATGAGTGATTGATTTGCACCAATATCAGAACTCTCGCGGAGGGCCCGCTCGGTGTTTTCTAAAATCATTGCAGTGACCATTGCTTTATGCGAGTCACCAATTGCTGGAAGATCAGGATGTTCGACCACTGACTTCCACTTGTTACGAATTTGTTCATTGAGGTTCATTTGTAAATCTCCTTAGGACGTTTCAATGTATATTTAGTAAAGTTTGGTTTTTAACGTTTGTTTGTTTTTGAAATTGCTGCGAAGTATCCTTTCATCTCTTCTGGAATGATCTGTTGTACTTCAGGTTCATCATTAGAACCTACAGAACTTTCTTCGGAGATAAAACCGGTTGAATCAGATTCAATACTCTCAGAGAAATATTGTTTCTTTACGATTTCAAGTTTCGAGACATACTCCTCGACTGAATCATGCTCTATGCTCTCGGTGAGAGTTCGCAGTTTTTCAATCTGAGTATCAGCCAAACCTTCAGAGACAGCACAAAATGCTGCTTCTACGTGAGCTTCGCTGATCACCTTGTTCAGTTCAATCATTTCTGCTGAAACTGATTCTAGTGATTCTTCTAATTCGGCAACGTGAGTTTCCAACTCAGAGACAAGATCAACTTTCTCTTCTGGAACCACAACATAAGATTCAGTGAAAAGATCCTTCAATCCATCAATGAAAGTTTCAGTTGCCTCTACACGGAAATTGTTTTCAAGAGTGACTTCATTTTGCTCCATCCACTTCTCAACAACATAGTCCATGTAGCTATTAACTTGTTCGTGCAATTGGTCGATTGATTCAGTAACTTGCTCTTCCAATTTAACATCCGATTCTTCTTCTATTCGTGCAACTTCAAGAACAACACGGTTCTGAACAGCTGCTTCGAAGAGGGTCGATGCTTCGGTTTTAAATTCTTCGGAAAGGTCATCTTGACCAGAGAATAATTCCAACACATCTTCTTTCATAGTAACTGAAGATGAGTTCTTCTCTGTCATTTCCTTTTCTTTCTTATCTTTGTCGCCCATGGTCATGGTCTTCTCAAGGAAAGAAGAAAGTTCTTCTTTTCTCATATTAGCAAGATATCCCATAGCCTGTGCTAGTACGGCAGATTTGGTTGGTGCTTTTTTGGCCTCAGCGATAGAAGAGTCTGTAGTTTCTTCAATAGAAACATCGTTCTCAACAATCTCGTCCACCTGATCAAAATTTTCATCGGACATTAGTTATACTCCTTCGGTATTTAAACTATATTTATATAATCTCAATTTTGAGAGATTTCGTTAATAAATTTCTGGAAAAGTTGTAGTTTGCGTCCTTCATCGAGTTTCTTATTACGAGTTGATTTTTCAATTTCTCGTTCAATCTCCTCAACTTTAAGGGCAATGTACTTACCATTATCCCATATCCACTCAACTCCCTCCATGATACCATTAACAAAAGCATCAGGTGCGGAAGGGTCGGCAACAATATCCGCGGCTGTAGCCAATCGAAAATCGTTTTGAACTTCCATTACTCCATTCTTACCTTCTTTCAAAGAACCCATACCACGAGACGAAACTCCTAGATTTGCTCCATCAGAAAGTAATCCCTTTACTATTTCACCCATCGGCGTTGAAGAAATCTTCGCACGACCTATGAAATTGTCGCCTTCTCGGCGTAAATCTGTGATCATGTGTGAAACACGATCTAAGTTAATTGAAGGACCACTAGGATGACCGAGTTCACCATATGCACGGTTAGTCTTCACGGTCTCTTTAATGTATCGATCAACTTCTTTTTCTAAAATCTCAGTCTTATATCTTCGACCATTGCGATTTGGTAAATTGCCTTGCATGAAGATACCTTCAATGAAGAAGTTCTTTTTGCCATCTTCCATTGCCTCTTCAATGACTTGAATCGATTCATTTAACTCTGTGATCAGTTTCATATTCGAATCTCTTTTTTGTTATTGATATTTATGCATAATTAATTATGAGGATAGATAAGCGACTGACGTTGCCAATACTTCCGACCCAGTGTTATCAGTGGAGATTGTATCCGCCGGCGACTTTGGCATAAAAGTAATAGAACCGGCCGGCATGGTGAATTCACCGTCAGTGGCATCGTTGGTTATTTTGTGATCTGCGGTGCCTTTGTTATACAGACGAACAACAGATGCAGAACTAACTGATGTGGCCGTAGTTAAGGATGTTTCTGCTGATAAAGGTTTAACAATCATTTTTATTCCTACCTAATTCAAATTATTATTTCTTAGCTTTCTTAGCTTCTTTTTTTAACTTTGGATTCTTTTCAACAACTTCATCTTCGTCATCGTCTTCATCATCGTCTTCATCTTCATCTTCGTCTTCATCTTCGTCTTCATCATCGTCTTTATCGTCTTCCATGATTGATGATATAAACTCATCGTAACCTTCTTCTGTTGAAAACAATTCTTCTAAAGCAAGACGATCTTCTTCTGAGGCTTCTTCAATAAACTCATCGACAGCTGCTTGAATAGTTTTAGCATACTCTTCATAAACTGCCTCATCTTCACCGGGGCTATAACCTGACCGTTCAGCGAAAGAAGTAAAATCAATAGCAGCGCGAATCTCCGCGTATCCTGGTCCTTCTAGTACAGCAACAGCATGTTTCTCGATGAACTTCTCTTCGTCACCGCTACGTGCTTCGTATTTTTCTAAAATCTCTAGTAGTCTATCTTTCATCGTTATCATCTTCCGTATCTGTAGTTTGTGTTTGGTTAAAAACTGATAAAGACACCTCATCATACTTCGCCGACAGTGCCGCGACTAACTTTGGTTGAATCGCATCAGAGAACGCATTATACGTTTCATTGGGTTTCTCTGCGACAGCAGCAGCAATAATATTTGTAATGTTCGACATAATTAAATTCCTCACAGTTATTTATAGTTTAATCTTTTTCGTCTTCTTCTTCTTCTTCTTTATCCTGCTCTACTTTTTCAGGTTTCTTTTCTACTGGTGGTTTTGCCTGTGATTCAGGTTCATCATCACCATCGTCATCATCGAAATCCATATCAGCATCCGCATATCTCGGATCATTTTTTTCGGCCTTGATCTGTTCATCGATGATTTTCAATTCTTCTTCAGTTTGTAGCAGAATATTACGGCGAGTATATTCGTGCGAGTAATACGTACCTATTGACTCTTCCATGTCTCGTAAAAGTCCAATCCTGTCTCGCATGATCTCCATAGTTTTTAATTCATGAAAATAGTTATCGATGGCAAAATCATAGTGTATTAGATGTCGCCACTCTTTCCAGTCTTCAGGCGTACAAATGCCTTTTAGAATTAACTGCTGTTCGAGAAGTTTATTAAACAATTCACTGAACTTGTTTCTCAACCTAATAATAAACTTCGAAAACTTTACTTCGTCTCTAGAAATTTCAGTGGCACGACCTAATGAAAATGTAGATTCAGACTGCAACCGAGTGACTGGAACGTTTAGTGACTTATACAGAAGACTCTGGAAATATTCAACATCTTCTATTTCACCAAGATTCTGACCGCCTGGTAGTGTAGTGATTTCAGTACCACGGCCGCCTTCACGCCGAGGCAACCAAAAATCTTCAAGCATGGTCATAAACTTTCGATCGTCTCGAACTTCACCGGTACTTGAATCATATACAACTTTGTTTTTAAACTTTGTCATGATGCCGTTCAAATACTGTTCTGCCTTTGCTTTTGGCAGACCGCCGACATCAACATAAAAGATTCTACGTTCTGGTGCTCTTGATATACGATAGATAACAAGTGAGTCTTCCATGGATCGCAATTGATTTAATGGTCGAATCGCTTTGTGCATATATGAAAGAATTAAATTGTTGTCTGTTGCTTGTATGCCGCTGGTGCAGTAGGCAATAGAGTCTTTTGAAATCTTAATACCGGCTGACTGTGCACCAGATGCACCAAATCCTGTTGATCCAGATTTATTTTGAAAACCAGCTTGATTGTAAATGTAATATTCTGCTACAACTTTCTCAATAGTGATGTCTTGTGCATTCTTTTCTTTTTTTACTTCGCGCACTTTCTTAATATATCTAGGATCAACATAACGAAGTTCAACGATTCCCTTAGACGGGCTTTTTTCATCAATAATAACGTGATAGTATAGTCGACCATCGATATACCAACGGCGAAATATTTCATAACTCAAATAATCAAATTCAAGTTTCTGTAGAATTGTGGTGAACTCTTTGCGAATACTGTTCTTAATGCTTTCACTAGTTTTTAAAGTATCAAGTATGAGAGAGACAGTTTCCAAATCTCCATCTTCAACAATTGCCTCATTGCAAATATCCTGTACGGCAAGATCAATAATAGGATCCATTGCCATTGCACGGTACTTTGTTACAAGTTCCGCTTCTGTTCTAACACTACCATCAAGATCAACATACGTGCCGTAAGCTCCACCGGCCGCGACAGTTAACGAACCATCGTCATTGGATGGAGGCACGAAAGAAACAATTTTCTCTTGTTCCTTTTGCTGCTTCTTTCTGTTAATCTGGTAACCAAATAAATCCATTATAATTTAACTCCGAATAAAAAAATTGGGGATATAAAGTTATTTATACCCCCATAACGAACGAAGTTCCTGCCCGCTTATTGTTTAATCTTAACTGCCTGTGCCTGGTAGCATAGAATCAAATGACCATGTTACAGTATAAGTACCAATTGTATCGGTTGTATTCCAATCCAATTCAATTGCACCTACATCAGACGGCCAGCAGGAATCCAGATTATACGTCCGCGCTACGCCGCCCTGCTTATCGTACAGTTTGACTGAGGCGGGCTTCTTATATCCTTCAAAGACGTCCTTCCGGAAGTTGCTTTCGGCACCATTAATGTCCTCTTGCCACTGTTCCAATTTGTCCCGTACAGTGAAATCTTCTTCGATCATACAGAGTGTTGTCCATTCTGC